AATATCAAACGATTGCCATCGGTCAAAGGAGACCATTCCAATATTAAATCCTAGTCTGCGTAAATTTTGAATCCATTGCTTAACTTCTGAAAGATTGACTGGACCTTCAACCTTAGGCTCCCACCATGCAACTGCATCAACAACTACTACTGGTGCAACCTGTTCGTAATTATTAATTACCTGAATATTAACCCATTTGTCAACATGTGCAATAGCAACAGCACACTTATCGTGTTTTTGTGCAAGGTCAGCATGAACATAATAGACTTTGTTTGGATCTGGCTTAAATGCTTCATCAAATCGTCTAAAATTATCTATTGGATTTCTTAGTGTCATACAAGATCTAACCTTTTCAGATTGTTTAAAGAAAGCATCGGATGCAAATGTAGGAACACATGCAAAACGCTGCATTGCATCTCCTAGATCTGTCATAAAAGCAATTTTAAAATCATCAATCTTTCTTGTTGGGTTAACTTCCCAAGTAGGTCTTTTTAATGCAAAAACTCCTGGATATTTATACGAAAGAATATGATCTTCATCCCAAGTAATATCAAAGGTATTGTCTGGTGTTTCTTCTGGTAATAATGGGTTAATTACAAATGTGTGATGTCTTTCAATTCCTTCTTTTTCTGCAATGACAGCATCATATTTTTCTGAAATAAAGTCACCTGGATATCTTGGGAAAGATAGCAAAACAACTTTACCTAAATCTGGAAAACGAGAATCTACAGAAGCACGGAATGCTTTGTAAATATTATCAGCAGTCTTACCTTGATCATTTCCAGTTCCAATCTCAGATGCAAATCCAGAAATCTCATCAAGAACTGCAAGAAGCAAATTTAAACCCTCGTGTGATTCACGTTCTGAGTGACCAGAATAAACGGTAATTGCTTTTTCAAACTCTACTGAATCTGCTTTTGCATTATATTTTCCAGCAAACCATGGTGATTTTTCAATTTTTGTTTTAAATCCTTTAAAGAAAACATTTTTTGCTTGTTGGGCATTGATTGCAACGTTAATTAAATCTATTGCATCTCCACTTGGTTTTCCGAAATATCTTGCAGGATCTTTGAGACATAATAACTTATAAACAATATAGCAGCAAGCAACAGTAGAGGTAAAGTCCTTACCACTACCTTTCCCCAACTGAAGGATGATTTCATTCTTTGTGTATTTTTCATAGTATCTTGAACCTTCTTCTTCTCCTAATAAATCTAAAACATCTTCTTTTTTATATATCTGACTCATTGCTTCAACAATGTCGTATTGGATTTCTGATAGAGCAGGTTGTCCAAGATATTTTTCATCTTCAACAAAAGTTTTAGCATTTACAGGAATTTCTGCAAAATGACTATCCTTTAAAACTTCTAAAAAATCATTGAACATCGTGGACAACTGTTATAACCTCATCTTCTTTTGCAAATTCTGAAAGTCTTCTCATTACTTTGTCTCTAATTTCTGGATGTTCGGTAGCAATCTCTTTAAGTATTGATACCAAAATTTCTTGTCTATGTTCTATTTGCATCATTTCTTCTGCAAGTTCTTTGTTTTCTAAAAGCCCTGCTTTTTGTAGCATATCAATTCTTTTGGATTCAATATCCATAACAAGTTTAATTGCAGCAGTTTTAGCACTAAGATTATTTGTCATAGATGCTTCGTCTATTACTTCGTAAGATTTTGAAATCAATTTGCTATAGTGTGTATCAGCAGCAGCAAGTGCTTCTTTGGCACGAGCACGAATAGCATCATTTGCAGATGCCATAACTTTCCACTCGTTGATTAATGCAACAACTTGTGTTCTTGGAATTGCAAGGTCTTTAGAAATAACGGTTGGATCATTACCCTTTAAGTATTCTTCAACAACTTTGTTTACCTGATCTAAATGTTTTACCATGCTGTCTTCAGTTGACATATTTTCCCTCTAACCTATTAATTTCATCTTTAATATAAAATATTGCTTTTTCTAAATCTTGAATTGTTTTTGATTCATCTTTTAGCCCTGCTCTCCAAAGATATTTAAAGGCATTCCCAATATTAAAGTTTCGATGCCTAGTAATGTCAATGCATTCAACACCAGAAGGATCTGTAGTGTAATGTTGTGGATGATTAACTTGGTCAACTGTAATATTTAAATTGTCACTCATCGTTTCGATTTCCTTAATCCAAATTTAGCAAGGTATACATATACAGTTTCCACTGTGCACCCACACTCCTTTGCAATTTCTTCTGGAGTCTTTTTATCCATAAGATATCTTTTACGCATAAAAACCTCTGATGTATATAGTTTAGCAGCCATAAGATTATTTGTCAACTTTCTTTACTGGTTCAAGGCGATCCCAGTAACCGCCAGGGTTGCCTTGATACATTTGACCTGTTTCACGATCTATCAATATCCATTTCGTTGGAGATAATGTACGAACTATCAGACTAACGTCTTTATCTTCTTCTTTATATTGAAAACCATTTCTATTTTTCATTGCCAATAGCCTTATCCCAGTTTTTTAACGCCCAATGCCCGATTCCGCATGCATCCGCAACATCGTTATCACTTATAGACCTATCATAAATTGTATTAATAAACTTAATAGTTCTTTCTTTGCGAAGATTTCTTTCATAAGATTTATACCAAGATACTGACTTACCAGGGTTTTGTGAACGGATAAATAACTGTTCGTCTTTAGATATTTTTTTGTTTCCAATATAATTTTGCCATGTAATTGGTGACACCCTGCCAATTACTTTAGTGCCACTCTGACCCGCTGCACCGAGAATAGCCCCTTGAACTAATGCAAGGTCTGCAGCGGTTTTAGGACTATTCATAAATACTGTATGTTCAATAACTATTGCTTCGAATCCACCATAATAATCAAAAAAAGACTTTACCTTTTGTCCAGCATCCATAACCTTTTCATATGTAGTATTTCCTTCAAACAAAATTTTACCAACAACACCCAATGCTTTTTGCTGTGTATCAAATAAAGCAAAGGCAAGACTATTAGTACTGGCATCAATAGAACAAATGGTTTTTGGTTGTACTTCATATCCCCACTTATTCTTTACCATTAGAGATTATCCTTATCTGTTTTATTACTTTTGCCACCTGTACTGGATTTATATTACATTGATTGCAAATTGGATCATCATTAAAAATTGATAATTCTTCTTGACAATTTTTGCATAATCTTTTTTTACCAACTCTTTTTTGCCTTCTTGAAATTAAATATCTGGCTGCAATTTTTTCTTTTGTTGCTGCCTCTCTACACAAAGCAGAACAATATATCTGATAAGAAATATCAGAAGTAAATTCTTTATCGCACCATTTACAATGTTTCATCGGCAAGAGGCTCCAGAGAATTAATTTTAATTTCTCCGATCTCTGCTGAAGCACATGCTTTTTGAATTGGACAGTTCTTACAAATCTTTGAATTAGATCTATAATTTTTCTTAGGAAGAGTTCTATCAACCCAAGCCTTACGAACTGTTCTCATCCAATCAAACGCCTGGTCTACCCACCTGCGGTAATGATCATTTACTTCTACTGGCAAAATTAAAATCTCATGGTTATTTTTATTTTCATAAATGAGAACTGCTTTTGCCTTTTTTAAAATCTTCATATAAATAAGTAACTGAATTAAATGTCCAGTTTTTGGCTTCATATGTGCTTTACGATATTCAAATCCCTCATTCATCATAGTCTTAATTTCTCCAAGGAGTTCTTCTCCCTGCCAATTAAGCATAACATCTCCATATCCAAAAATAGGAGGGTCTGAGTATGTAATCTTAAACTCAGAATCAACTAGAAAATCTGGAACATTTCCCATTGCCTCTTGAATTCTTTCGTGTGACTTAGTTCCAGCAGTCATATTTGCAGCACCATATGGATCTGCATTATCTTCAAATGTCTGTCCATCAAATGCTAGATACCAATATCTTGGACATTCTCCGTGTCCATATGCAATTGTTGATGGAGCAAATGTTTTCTTTTGAGTATGCTTGTCTACACGATTAATTATATAGCCAGACTTAATTTTTTCAGTTAATCCATCAACATCGATAGAGTGTACTGGTGGCTTTTCTTTCTTTACCATTATTTGTTGTAATAAACTTTTTGTCATTAATTTTCCGTTTCTGTTCTACTAAGTATAGCAGATTATCGTGTAATATACTTTAAAGCAGAAACTAAATTATTAATAGATTCTGCTGCTGTATAGTATAAGTTTTTCTTTCCTCTATCTGACTTGTCTACATTCGCCATCCAAGTTGCTTTAAAGGCCATCTTAGCAGCAATTGCTTGAAGCCTTACAATTTCTACAGTTGCAACATTTAATGGAATATCTGGTTTAATAATAATTTTTGCAATAAAAGTTAAAGCAGTTGTTAGTTCCTCATCTTGCATGTAATCTGCAATTTCTGCAAGACCATTAACCATCTCAATAGTAGTTACATTTTGCTCTGTCATTAGTAATCCTGACCAGGTTCAATACCAACATTAATACCATCTTTATTATATTGTTCCCAAGCCTTCTGAAATTCAGGACGCTGATTTAAATTTTTTGTGTACGCATCTCTCATTTCTGCTCTAGTTTCTGGATCTAAAGGATTTTTAAGTCCAGTAAATTTATAGTTATCTAAAGGTGAATAATCTAAACTAAGAATCTCTAAATATTCTCCATCTTCAAACTTTCTTTTTGGTCTCCAATGTATCTGGTTTACTGCACTAAAAATTAATGCCTGGTTATCTTTCATGGGGTAAGATTTTCCACTAACAATAACATCCCATCCTTCTGGAATGTTGGTTCCTAATTGAATATTAAAAGTAATAATATTCTCATCAGCATCTATATGTGGTGGTAATATTGGACTTATTTTTCCATCTGAATAAATTTTATCATACTTGATATAATTATATGAACAAAGTTTTAAAGGTTCTGGATATAATGGCAGACAAACTGCATCCATCTTCTCTTCAAGATCTTTGGGCAAATCAAACTCTACAAGAACACGAGACATTGGCTTAATGTGTTTTGGTCTATACCTAGACCAGTTAATTTCATCTGCTTGTTCATTTGGACCTAAAATAATTGGAGGAAGTTCATCTCTATTTTTATATATAATGCTTTTTAATCTAAATAGTTCATCGTCTGTAAAAAAATCTGGAACATAAAAAGGCAATTCTTTATTAAAATTGCTCATATCCTTTAATACAGAATGCATCTTTCCATAAATATTTTCTTCGCTCATTCTTTTTCTCCTTTTTCATATCGTCTAATATTTTCTTCCTTGGTGCCTACATTACTGCTTTTGCCTGGAGTATTTTCCCACTCTAAAAACCTTTGCTTTGCCCAATCTTTAATTTCATTTTTTTGATCGATTGATAGTTTTTCTGCATTAACTGGTTCAAAGTGTAAAAAAATTAACTCCATAAAATCATCTTCTTTAAATATTTTTTTATTTCTCCAATGCACCTGATTAGTTCCAGAAAAAGACAACAACTCATTATCCTTTAAAATATATTCAGTTACCGAGTCTTTGTTATCTACAACAATGCCCCAATCAGTATTAGTTCTAAATTGATAATCTAAGGTTACCCTAGGACTTTCAAAGAAATCTGTATGTGGAAATAAAAGTGGAGAAAATTCAAAAGAATCTGGAGAAGTTTTTTTATTTTTGTATCTTGAAAGATTGTATTCTTTTAATATTAACTCTACTCCAGATATTTTTTCTGCAATATTTGTAAGTTTTTTTATAACACTTTCTGACAACTGTATATCATATGAGTCATACCCAAGGTGCTGATTAAATCTGGGGCTTTCAAAAGAATTAATATCATCTAAAATTTTAGATCTTTCTTCTTCTGTCAATACATCTCTAACTACTGTGTTCGGCAAACTATATTTCATTGATTTCTCCTTTATGTTTTCTTTTATTTTAATTATACACTATAAGTATATTTTAAAATGATTAGAGTTCTTCCAATGCAAAACCTTTGTCTTTTCCTATTTGATATAATCTCATATAGTCTTCAGGAGTTTTATCTCTTAATGGTTTTGAACTATCAAATCTAAAAAACAGCATTTTTACAAATTCTTCATCAGTAAAATTTTTAATTGGTCTATAATGTATATTTTCTAATGGGTCAAAAAACAAACCATCATTATCTTTTAGTTCAAATATTTCAGACTCAACTCCTATTGGCCACGTTAAATTAGACTCTAACTGATAATCTAGGATTAATGAAGATGTCATTGATCCATCAAAGTGTGGAGTTAACATTGGAAATCCCCCAGATTTTTTTGTATATTCTGCATAAATAACAAAACTATAGTGCAGGTCTACAAAACTCTTATCAACACTATCTTTTACCCTATCCCAAAGTTTTTCAATAATGTCTTCTGGAATATAAGGGTATTTAATATCTATTCTTCCAAAATCTTTCCAATATGTTATATTTCCATCTCCATGAACTGTTACGGATGGAGCATCCTCATAAATAATTGGCCTAGTTTTAAATTCATTTTCCATTGATGCAAAAATTCTAGCCTTGTCAGACTCAGAAAGCATGTCATTAAACATTTTAGTCTTCATTATATTAATTATACACCATCAACCAATTGCTCTAAAATAGACATTTCAATTACAGCAAGTCTGATTTTTGAACTTCCCTCACCCATAGCAATAATAATTGCAGGATCGTTCCCATTTCTAATAGCATCTGTTGTAGCCTTTGCCCAAACCTCTTTATTTAAAGTAAAAGATTTACCCACTTCTTTAAAATCAACAGTAAAAGTTTCCCAAGTTGCATCACCTTTATGGGTGCCACGACCAGAGTTTTTATGTTGTTTTGCACCTATTCTTTTACTTTCGCTTTTCTCGCTCATAATCTTTCTTTCGTTTGGTCATAAAACTAACTTTACTAATATGTTTTTCTGGACACATCCATGTTGCTGTTTTTGTTTCTGCATAAAGCCTTAAAGATTTTACTTCAACATGACATTCATGACAAACAAACTTTCCAGTATATACAGTATAGTTAGCCACTGAGTTTTGCCTTGATTGATTCTTGCAAGTCAAGATCCTCTCTTACACGATTAACAAATGCTTCTTTACCCTGAACTTTAGATCCATCTGGAAGTATATACCATGCCCCTGTACGTTCAACAATACCATTTAATTCTGCGGTAGTAACTAGATCACCAATAGTATCAAGACCTATATCATCTCCTCTAAAATAAAAATCATACTCGCCAGATTGAAACCCTGGAGAAGTTTTAGAAAACTGTAATTCCCATCGAATAGTTCTACCAATCTTTTCTTCAATTAACTTATCTCCTACCTTAATCTTTCCTTTAATCGCTTGATTGTCTGACTCGGAACTAAATAACTTAACAATGCAAGAAGAATAAAACTTAGTAGCCTGACCACCAGAAGGCTGCTGGCTAGTATACATAGCGTTAATATTATTGCGAGACTGACTAATAAGCACAAGCAAAGTAGGCTTAACTTTATTATTAGCATAGTTAAGCATTTTCCATGCGTTGCTAAAGTCACGAGATTCTGCTCCAATCTGTTTTGTATTTTCTAAAGCCTTCATCTCATCAGTGTCCTTTTCAAAATAAATTGCAGGAAGCATTGATGTAATAGAGTCTACCACAATAAGATCTACACCAGCATTCATTAATCCAACACCAACATCTACCATATCACTAATGGTTCTTGCTTGTGAATAAATTAATTTTTCTGGGTCTACCCCAAGTTTACGTGCCCAATCTTCTGAATATGACATTTCTGAATCAATCC